AGCTCATTCTACTGCTGTAGCTGCTACTTGTGGGTTCAGTATGTCGGTACAGGGCTCAGGTTCTGGTACGACTGTAACAGAAAGTTGATTAGAGGTGGGAGCTTAGGGTAACTTAGGCTCCCACTTTAATTCTTATAATAATGGAGAAAACAAGTGGTTGATACAAGCAGAACTGTCAGTGATTTAGTCACTAACTTATTTCAAGACAGTCAAGCTGCAGGAAGTATAACCCCACAGGACTTAAGGGATTTCATAGAAACCTGTCAGGTTAAACAAGGTAGCATTTATCTAAGTACTGCATCTAGTACTACGATTAGTGGACAAGCTAATGTTACACCTAGCAGTTTAACTAACATGGTAGCGGTAGAAACTGCAGGTACTTTTACACTGTCTACAGCTCCTACAGCTAACGAATTTGATATGAATACTGATGGTCAGCTAAGATATACAGGTACTCCAACTGCCAATGTTTTCTTTACTGCATCAGTTATGATTGAAATTGATACTGCCATTGTGGATAAAGAAGTAGTTATGGCAGTAACTAAAGGTGGAACTATAGTAACTGGTGCTAAGATAGGTGGATTCTCTCCAGCTACTACAGTTAATTCTGTTCCTATGTCAGTCTCAGGGTTTGCTAGTATGGCTACCAATGATTATCTTAATATCTTTATTGGTAATGTAGATTCTACTGATAACCTTACTTGTCGTATGGCTCAACTAACAGCCCACTCTCTGGTAACTTAAATGTCACACTTTAGTTTAGTACTCTCCTCAGAGCTTGAAGCAGTCAATGCAATGCTTAGAGCGATTGGTGAATCTGCAGTATCTACACTTGAAAATGTAACTACAGTAGATGTTACAACAGCCAAGAATATCCTCTCAGATGTTAATAGAGAGGTACAGCAAAAGGGTTGGCATTTTAATACTGAGTGGGATGTGACTTTAACTTTAGATAGTGATAATAGACTGCCAGTAGGTAACAATGTTATGTCAGTATATTCACCTACAAAGCTACTCACAATGAGGGGTAGATCAGGGAGTATGTTTGTTTATGACTTGGATAACAACACGTTTACTTGGTCTAGCTCTATTACGGATGCGGTGGTCATTAAGCTTCTTGATTTTGAAGATTTACCTCAAACTGCAAGGCAGTATATTACGACTAAGGCTTCGAGAATTTTTCAGTCAGAAGTGGTGGGACAAGTTGCTGCAGAGACTGTTAATAGACAAGAAGAAGTAGAAGCTTATGCTGACCTGATGGATGATGAGGGTGAACGATCAGGATATAATATAGGGTGGGGTACTTTGGATATGCAGAACACTACTAAAGTATATAGGAAATTATGGTAATCAATGGCATTAATATCAGAACAAATATCTAACCTAATTAATGGTGTATCACAGCAACCTCCTAGTATACGTTTAGCATCTCAATGTGAAGAACAGATTAATGGGTTAGCTACAGTAGCTGAAGGATTAAAGAAAAGACCTCCATTAGAACATATAGCAAAGATAACCAATAAAACTGATACAGATGCCAATGTTCATTGGATCAATAGAAGTAGTACAGAAAGATATGCTGTTGTAACCTCCTCAGATCAATTCTCTTCGGACTTTTCTTCAGACTATACTGGTACACAGATTGAGGTTACAGACCTCACAGGAGCTTCTCAGAGCGTCTCAGGGGATACTGGAAGTCCTCTATCTTATATAACTACCAGTGATGCTAGAGATAACTTAAAAACATTTACAGTAGCTGACTA